AACTTCAAAAAGTTATGATAACACATCTATAACGGCGTACGTCAACGGCCTACAAGTCATGCATACGGCAGGCCGTAGTAAATACGGCCAAGGTGCTTGCTCTATCTCTTTCCCGGTCCCTAAAGGGGCGTCATGGAGCGTTAGCGGTGCTAATTATGTAAGATGGTTGCCACTTTCTGAATAAAAAGGGGCGATAACTATGAGCGTCAACGAACCGCTGTATAACTTTGCGCGGGCATTCGCAGACCAAGGTACTAAAAACATCATCCCGGACAGCAACAACGAAGCGTCCGGACTTGCAAGTCTTATCAACGTAAACGGCAGCACTGTAGGTACTCTTAGTATGTCATGGAGCACTACAAAAGCAGGTTCTAAAGGGCATTATTGGGGGAACACAAAATCTAGTGCAGCAGCTAATACGTGGGCTTATAGTATCGCACAAGGCGCCACGATAGAGCTTACCAGCAGCGGCGGAACAAAGTTTAGCAGCTGCGCCCTACAGGTAACGCTTGGAAACTAAATCAATCAGAAAGGATGTTAGACACATGGAACATTACTCTAATGTTGTCAAGGCTATGATAGCGCGCAGCAAGGCCAGAGCGGCAGACATTGCCGACAAAATACAGGCCCGCGCTTATTATCAATTTCAATACGTTCCGCCAGCAGGACCACTGCCCGGCTGGTCAATGGAACAGCAGACAGAGGACGCTATAAATGAGATAGGCAACATCGCCTATTCGTCGGACGAGATAGCAAGGGAAGCGCGAGAGATTGCGCAGCAGGCTTACAACGCAGCGCAGGCAGCTATAGAAATGGCCACTAATGCCATAACAGCTGCGCAGAACGCACAGCAAACAGCGGATACTGCGCTTAATACTGCTAACACGGCAGTGACTAAAGCTGATAACGCACAGGCCAGTGCCGACGCTGCACAAAAGGCTGCCGACGCAGCGCAGAAATCAGCGAACGACGCTCAAACGTCTGCTAACAATGCGCAGTCTACGGCTGATACTGCCATTAAAAACGCTTCACAGGCACTATCAGCGGCTAACGAAGCTAAATCGTCTGCCGACCAGTCTAACCAGCGATTAGACGTCTTGGAGCCTATAGTTGATACTCTGCGCTGGTACGAAAACATCACAGATAACATCGACTTCAATACACATGTAGAGCTGGAAAGGGCGTTCCTTCAAGGCACGGCCAACAAGAACGGCCCTGTTGCGGGTCCGGGCTGGCTGGATGTTGACGACGACTATAATGAAACCTATATCCGGCAGAAGTTTATCGCACGGGCTAACGGCGCATGTTATGTTCGCTTCGGCACCATTGTACCCGACAGTAGCCCTATCGAGGTAAGCAGCTGGACAGGCTGGGTAAAATATGCGCTGGCCAGCGAATTGACTTCTGCGGTCAAAACGATTAATAACAGTATCACATCAATCAATGGAGAAATCACCACTATTAAAGGTAATATAACTAGCATTGAAGGCGATATCACAGAACTTCAAGAAAGTCTTGGCAATGCCGAGGGGGACATTACGACCGTAAAAAATGCGCTGGACGCGCATAAGGCCGATTACAACAACCCGCATAAAGTAACTGCCGCACAGCTGGGACTAGCGACGGTTTATAAATACAAGGGGTCCGTTGAGACATACGCCGACCTGCCGACCAGCAAACAGCAGATAGGCGACGTTTACAACGTCAAACAGGCAGACCCAGACCACAACATTGAAGCTGGCGACAACGTGGCATGGGACGGGACAGCGTGGGATATCTTGGCCGGTGATACCGACCTTAGCGGCTATGCACAGCTTAATTCGGCTAACACTTTTACAGCAATGAACGTTTTTCGTGCTAACATTGCAGTTTCTAACGGTACAGCGAGCGGAACGAGCGGGAGTATTAGTTTTGGAATTTCTCCAGCTGGTGAAACTGTTCAGGCAAAAATAAGCACCGATAAATTAGGTGGATTGTTTTATAATACTAGTACCAATCAGCCGCACATATTCAGAATCGGTAATAACATTGATAGTTTCGCAATAAGAGATGACGGAACAACAATGTGCTTTTCTAATAATAATAATATCTTTGCAACTGTTATTGACGCTTCAGGCGTTGCTAAATGGCTGGGCAATGCAAACACAGCGACGAAGCTTGCCAAAGCCCACACTATTAACGGTGTACCGTTCGACGGGACGCAGAACATCACGATAGAAGCTGGACAAGGTACATTCTTGCCCCTGACAGGTGGAACGGTTACAGGACCGATTTACTTACCGTCTGCTACTCCCACTACCGACACGCAGGCAGTCACCAAAAAGTATGTTGATGACAGCGTGGCCGGGGCTGGTGGCGGCGACGTCACGGCGGCTGGAGATAACTACTTTACAGGAAAGAACACATTTAATAGACCTATAACAGTGAGGGACGGCGAACTTGCTGGCATTGGTGGAACTATCACATTAGGCACGAAGCCTAATAGCGCAACAACGCAAGCAAAGATAAATTCTGCTGCCACCGGAGCAATGTATTATACAGCTACAGAAGGACTGGCACACTTTTTCAATGTTGGCACAGCAGAAGTTGCCACAATAGGCGGCACTGCAACGACGGCTACACTTGACTTTTTAGCTAATAGTATTCTAAAGTATAGCACTTCAAGTGGTTTAAGAGTAGGTGGCGGCGGTACAAGCCAAATCATAGGTTTTTACCCCGAGGCAGCCGATAACACGGCAGGTATGCGGCTTTCAAATCAAGCAGAAGCCATTAGCACTGACTACAGTATATTTTCTTTACAGAATAATTCTGCTATCAGCTATACGAAAAATGCAGCCTTGCAAGTTGGAAACTTTAAGATATTAGAAGTTGACAGAAATAACAATAATGTAACTATAAAGGCAGACAGTAATGGGCAGATACTATTCACGCCGAACAACCTAGCCAGCAACACAAGCAGCATTGATAGCAATGGTAACTTTTATATATCACAGGGCTTAACGGTTGGCTCAACGTTAAATACTGGCACGTCTAACGGCGTTATTCGAGCTGGGAACAATGAAAGCTGCCTTTACTTTACAGGTACTGCGGAAAATACTTACTACGCAACGCCGAATACTGGTAATACTATCAGTTATCAATCAGCGGCTAACATCTATTTGATTAACGCCGCAATAAATAACGCAACAAGTCTTACGATGGATTTTTCGGGGATGAACTTCAAGGCCACTGTAGGCAGCACGCCATACATGTGTAAAACTTTGACTTTCTGGGTTTCAACTGGCGCAACTGCACCTACTGTTACATGGAAGTTCCCGAGCGGTGCAGCGGTTTACTACCCGAAGGGCGTAGCTCCGGCATTGACGGGGAATGCCAACAACATCATTAACGTGGTCGCTATCGTTGATGATACGGATAGCTTTAGTATCCAAGTCTGTGACGTGGTAGCGTTGCCATATAGCGGCTAAAAGGAGAGTGAGAATATGAAGTACACAAGAACAGTATACGTTTATAAGGGAGAGCAGTATAAAACTATCACCGAGATACGCCGTTTGCCGGACTTGATGAATACCTCTATCCCGAATAACCCGACGGATGAACAACTTGCAGCGCTGGGCGTAACGCGCGAGGAAGTAATGGTGTCACTGGCAGAAGCGAAAAGTATCAAGCTTAACGAGCTGTACGGGATTTATGAGCTCCTGCGTGATAAGCCAACGAAGTACAAGCAGGGCGACAGGACATTTTACTTCGACCGCACGGCCGCGGATATTAACAAATTCAATTCGGCCTATAGCGTAGCTCAAATAAAAGGAGAGCAGGGCTTTGGGGTCAAGGACGAAGAAGGTAACAGTGTATGGGTGATGTTGTCGAAGTCCGACTTTGAAAGCGTACTGCTTATTAGCAGCAACGAGCAGACGGAAGCATATAACACCTTCTATGCGCTGCGTAACAAGGTGGAAACGGCCGAAACGGTCAAAGACGTTATAGCGATTGTTTGGCCAAACATCTGGCCAGAAAGCAAATAAAGAAAAGGCCCCGAATTTCGGGGCTTTTTTTTATGTAAAGGCGAAATAAAAGTGTTGACAATATACAGAGGGGGGTATATAATATAGGCATAGAACATAGAAAGGAGTGATTACGTGCAAGTAAAAAGCGATATAATTCAGGACGTTATAAACCGAGCTAAAACAGCAGTTAGAAACTTCGGGGAGAACGCACAAGTTGAGCTTCCGGCCGAACTGGTCAAAAACATCTGCCAGAACTTGAACGCCGAACGGTATCGACTGGCCAAGCTCAACAAGAAGTATTCAGCTTTAAAACAGCAAGTAAAAAGCGAGGTGAAAAAATGATAGGCAAGTATATCAATCAATTTATGGCCGACAACGAGTTGTTAGTCAACGAAGAATTTTTCATAAAAAACATGGATGGAAATAGGGTACTAATCGGCTGTGCTGACCGTTACAAGATAGAAGACATTGACGGCGGAATATTAACAGCCGTCGTAATGAACGAAAAAGATAAACCGCCTGCTATGCTTTTAGAATCTGCGCTTATCGACCTGTTAAGGGAAAACTACTTCATTGAAAAAAAGCCTTTTTATCCAGCTGTCGGAGAACGTTATTACTTCGTCAGCCCAACCGGTCGGATAGAAGAAAAAATTTTTAGTGGAACGGCGGAAGGCTTTTTGTTGTGCAAATACATCGGCGTTTACAAAACCGAACAAGCAGCGATTAAAAATGTTTCGCGTTGTCTGAAATTTTGGGAAGAAGTAAGAAGAAAATGAAGATTGAAGATATAAAACTTGAAACGTGTCCTTTCTGCGACGGTGAAGGGGAGATAATTCACAGCAAGCCGGATGAAGGTTACATCTATTCAGAAAGCGTGTACGCTTTTGTAAAGTGCAAAAAATGCAACGCATGTGGACCTATTACAGATGTTGATTATAACCATGCTACAAGCGGAATTCCGGGGCGACTGAAAGCAATCGCCAAAGCTATTGAGCTGGCCGTAAAGGGCTGGAATCGTAGAGAAGGGAGTAAGACGAATGGGTAAAGTATATACAAGTTTAACTCATCGGTGGATAGAACAGTTACTTAGAGACATTAACGAAACATATGACCTAAACCGCTGGCGTATCGTAAGTGTTTTTCACGACGGCCGTGACTATGTAGCTGTTCTCGAACGGGATAAAAAGAAAGGAGAGATATAACGATGTCACCAGATGAAAGAATCAAGGAGCTAAAGAAGCAGGGCTATATCTCCGGCGTGATGGCCGGGAAAAGGATTTGGGAGCGTATGCAAGTTATTCCGGACTTAAGCGCCTATAACTGGCACAAGCTTTATAAACACCTTATGGACAACGCGAAAAAATATGTAATGGCCGAGCCAGTAGACGTATATGGTACTTTACGCTGGTACTACAATGAAAATGACTTGTTAAACTGGATAGTTGTCAACCTTAATAACGGTTACTGGTTGAATCGTCATTTCTTAAAGAAGGAGACCGAGAAATGCTAAAAAAGGGAAAAGGACGGCGAAATAAATGTCAAAAAGGTTTGAAGTCGGAAAGTATGCCATAGATAACAAAAGCAAAGGCACAGCTGGCCCGCAGAGCACGATTTATAAAGTAGTGAGCATAGAGAACGTAACTTCTGGAGTTACATATGTTATTTTGCAGAAAAAACTGTCTAATGGTAAAAAAATTAATTTGTGGCGTGAAATACGTTTTAACAACCTGAAAGACGAAGAATTCTGCTGCTATGGACGCAGAGGAAAGAAAAAGCGTCTTGGATATGGATATATAGCCCCCTATGACAAGGAGAGTGTATAAGATGAAAAAAGTTACAGCAGAAATTATTGAAAAATGCAGGCTTTTTGTTGCCGTAAAGGTCAGAGACGACGCTACGAATGAAGATATTGAGAAAGCAATAAATGTAGCTTATTTAGATGATGATTGTGAAGTCCTTGAACAACGTCTTCATGAAATTACTAATATAAAGGTGGAAGAAAAATGATTGACTATGAAAAACTGTTAGACGCTTTGCAAACTATTCAGAATGAATGTGCTAAATACAAATGCTGTACAGATTGCCCATTCTTCGTTCAGAGTGAAGATATCAACTGCGGCATTCTCTCTAGGAATCCTGTCAACTGGAAGTTGAATAAAGTCCACGTTATAAGGTTGATTAATCAATGAAGACTATCAGAAAGGATGATGAAAAAATGGAAATCAAAATTAAACTACTACCGGGCGGAAAAATGCCAACTAAAGCACATAGAACAGATGCTGCGTGGGATTGCTACGCGAGACATGACACCACTGTAGTTATAGACCATATTTTGAAATGAGTCATTTAAAAATCATAAAATGCGAAAACTGTGGATGTGATACTAAAATTTTTCACAGACAAAGGTTAAAAGCAAAACATAACTTCTGTTCTAAAAAATGCGCTGGAGAATGGACAAACAAGCAAAATCTGAATTGTACTTGCCCAATTTGTGGAAAGAAATTTCACGTAAAGCAAAGCAGACTTGCAAAAATGAAGCTGTTGGCGTGTTGCTCGCGAGAATGTAACAAAAAGTATCGCAGCTTATACATGACAGGAAAAGGCAATCATCAATATGGATTAAAAGGCAACAAAAATTCGTCTTTTAAAAACAAACCTTTGCCAAAGAAAAACGGCAGTCAGTGTGATATATGGGTATATTGCCCTGACAATCCGTATGCGAACAAGAGCGGTCGAGTCAGATTACATAGACGTATCGTTGAAATATATGCAGAACATTTTGAACGAAAGTTTTTTGATGAAGTAAACGGCAAACTTTATCTAAAAAAGCACCTATACGTCCACCATATCGACGGCAATCATAATAACAACGAGTTCACTAATTTACAAATTGTTACCCGCGCAGAACATAGGCGCCTTCATAATTTAATGAAGGCGCCGACAAGAGATATTCTTACGGGTCGCTTTATAAAAACAAAAGGAAGTGATAAAATGCAAATTAAATTCAAAAGAACACACCCGGACGCAAAAACGCCATACCACGGAACCAAAAGTGCCGCCGGGTATGATTTGTACGCTGTAAGCGTCGAAGAGTTACCACATAACGTTATCAAGTATCATACGGGCATAGCTGTAGAAATACCAGAAGGGTATGTTGGTTTAATTTTTCCTCGTAGCAGCATAATAAAACAAGGTTTATCTATGTCAAACGCTGTTGGCGTCATCGACTCTGATTTTAGGAACGAAATGTCAGCCGTATTTTATAAAAACTCTGACAGCGAAGTATACAAGCCGGGCGACCGAGTTTGTCAGCTGGTTATCATGCCTATTCCTGCTATCGAGTTTATAGAAGTGGACGAGCTTTCAGAGACCGAACGAGGAGCGAACGGCTTCGGAAGCACCGGGGTGAGGTAAATATGACTGAATAGGATGTGTTTATATTGATTGAGTATGTAAAAGTTAAACATGATGAAGAATGTTATATTTGCCATTCAAGGGAGAATGTAAAAACGCTTCGAGTGGCTGCCGACGGTAGTAATGCCGCAAATACCATTGCTTTCTGCGATAAATGCGCAGGAGCAGTTAGCCGTGTGTTAAATACTCCAATGACTTTTGAAAGGTCATTGGACGGTGAAGTTGTATGCCCGCATTGCAGAACGATTATCGGTTTTGACGATGATATAGGATATTTTTACGACGATACTTTTTACTGTGAGTTTTGCGGCCAACGGCTGAAAAGAGGGATAAAATGAAAAAAGCGTTTATCTGCCCGCATTGCAAAGAAGCCGCAGGCTGGCGTGAAGAAACTCCTATACATAGGCATTATTCAGCATTTTTTGATAAAGACGGGATTTTTTTCGACGAGTACTATTCGGACAATATAAGTTATGATTATAAATTAACTACCATATGTTTTTGAGTATAAAGTAGAAGCCGAAAACAGGGCGCTGGCAGAAGTTAAAGCAAAAGAACTCTATAAAGACTATAAAAACAGCAATGATTTTTTCACTCCTTCGGATGTATCACATGTAAAAGACACTTTTAAAATTGTACCCGCTGTATTGGTTGATATAAGAGAGGCGCTGTGCAAAGAGTGCGCACAAAAGGAAGGTAAGTAGTATGACTAACTTGGACAAAATACGTACAATGCCCCCGGAAGAATTGGGGGCATTTTTATCAAACCTAGTAGCCATAGAGGATTGTTTTGAATGTCCTATACGCGACGTTTGTAACGAGCGTATGGTAAACCCCAACAACGAGGCATTTCACACATGCGAACTGTCGTTTTATCACTGGCTGCAACGGGAGTATAAGCCGGGATACTTTGAAAACCAATAGGAGAGTAGCGCCATGATTACCGCAGAAAGCAAAGCAAAGTTATTTGAAAAAACCTACGACGCCTATTTGTTAGCGCAATCTGTGACGCGCGTCTATGGCGTTGAAAGCCCCCCCGGTCAAAGCGCAATGAAAAAGCTGCGCGCAGAGATGAAAGCCTGTAGTGACAGGGACCTGCTGGAAGAATACTTAGACTATCAGAACCGGGAGAATAAGCGAATAGAATCTATCTGGGGGGAGTGGTAAGCTTGCGTAACTATGATTACAAAGAACAGATACAACGCCGGAAAGAGCTTCAAAAAATGGACTTTATATCTGGCGTACAGGCTGGGCGATTGATTAGGCACTTTCTTAATACGTTCGAGCCTGATATAACCGTAAAACGCTTTAGAAAGCGCTATAAGGAACTGCAAAAAGACCTTCGGGAAGATGTGCCGCACAAGGTACTATATAGCAGCAGGGGTACACGGTATTACTGGTTGCAGGAAAACGTGCTATCCTTTCTGCGTAATCGAATTAATATAAAGGCAGAAGTCAAATGAAAACGGCATAAATAAAACCCCTCGAATTTGAGGGGTTTTATTATTTCTTCCGGGCCAGCGGCCGACCTATACCCGGTTGGCGGCAGTCATCACAGTATGTATACATTCGCTTCCCGTCCGGTCCTTGGCGGTGATTAGAAACCGACCAGCCAGAATCACGGGCAAAGGTTATCAGTTTTCCCATAGTAGTAAATTTCGTTTTTAATAATTTACCACAATTTTCACAAACACAACCTGCTATAAACACTTAAATCACTCCTTATTGATTCGATAATGCTTTATTGCGGCAAGACATGCAAAGTGCCTTACCTGTCTTTTCTACTGATATCCTGCGCACAGTTTGCGATATCTCGACGCCACAATTTAAGCACATATACGGACTAGGCGCGCTTCTGACATTTACAGCGCCAGAATTGCCATTAGAAGGCTGCGTAACCTGCCGCGCTTGTGATTGCCCTTGCTGGGACGGTTGAGCGCTCCTAGAAGCGCCCTGTGCGTTCTGTGTAGGTTTTTGAGTATATTGTACGGGTGCCTGCGCGGCTTCCGGGTGCTGCTGGAGATAAGACGCTTTTAAACTGGCCGGATAGAAGAAACGGCCGTAGCCGTTGGCGTCCAAAATAACCAGTTCTGTAATCTCTCTATCATCGTTATAGGCGATATGCCCAACGTGGAAGCTTACCCCAAAAGCGATTTTGATTTTTTTACCGTCTATAGACGCTTCGTTCTTGGCCAAGTTAAATGTGATATTCGGCGCTGTATAAAGTTCGCGACCAGAACCCCAATTTACAGCGGCCCTTTTAAAGCAGTCAGATGCACGGCCTTTTTCTGCCTGATAGTTGGACGCTACACCTACGTCTTCTTTGCAGACCCAACATTTTTTGTCGTGGTCCCATACCTCAATCGAACAGAAAAGCTCGTTGTTTATCAGCGTGTGTTTGCGCTGCCAGTTCATCGGCCCGAACATTGCGTCAAGGTACTTCATATCAACACGGGCGTTTTTATAAAGCAGCAGCCGACATTTGACGTATGAGCTGTTGTTATAGTTCATCTCCCGCAAGTCGTCGATACGTACATCTATATCGCTGGCTTTCAACAGCGGGAACTTGATTTCATCAGTCATAACAATCACCTACCCTTTATTTGATATTTTAAGTTCGATACCGTGATGATAGTAAGCCTCTTTAATCGCCATTGCGTAAACGTCTGGCGGCGGGGAATCCTGCCCCGCTATGCCGTATTCTTCACACAGCTGGCGGAATGTGCAGCCTATCTTTTCATTCATCACAAGCGCAACAAACTTCTGGAGCGAGTTTACAACGTAGACTTCATTAGGTCCGTAAGGCTTTTTGTTTTTGTCCATGTGTCGAAGACATACTAACATCAGAACACCCCCAACACTAGAATCAATACAAACAGCCAGAATTCAGGTTCATATACACGCCTTGGATTTAATATGAAAAACACTACATCGGCCAAAGCGTCAATCACACGCCAGAACGGCCGAGCGATAAAACTATCATAGGCCACGCACAACAAGCCTATCCATATCCATTTTTTACTTACTTTATTCAAATTATTCACCTGCCTTTGATATGATTATACAACTTTAGTACCAAATAATCAAGAGGGGGGTATAAAATAAATTTTAAAATATAACCCCGACCGACAAGCAGCCGAGGTCATACCGGAGGAAGAATGAAAAAATGAAGGGAGAGAGGCAGACAAGTTAGCTACCGTTATTAATATAACACATAAAAAGAAAAGCGCCATTCTCCGAGTACGAACCAGAGATGGCGCTTTCCCCGTCTGGAACACCGCTTTATACTACCCTTGTTCTGGGTCCCTGTATCAAAGCGCAGACTAATTGAAGAACGATATATTTATTAGGAGTTGCACAAGTAAATTTTAACCCCAAACCGTGGCAGTGTCAATATAAATTTTTTTCGTGTAAGAAAATCCGCGAAAAACGGAGTAAAACAGAGATTAGCGGAGATTTCGGGAGCTGGGGGGGAAGAGATGCGCTAAAATTTAAGATTGACGCTTCCGGCGGCAGCGACTATAATCAAAGAAGGCAAAAAAAATAGAAGCCGTTTTAAAATGCTCACTAGACATTTAAAACTTCAAACCGTTTAAAACTTCAAACTGTGACTTCATAAGGCCAGTGTATACCGGTTTATGACTTCTACAACTACATGAACTCGATTTTAAAAAATCTGAATCATGGAGCCTACTTTAGTTTTGCCCAAAACAGGGCCGGTTTTAGCTTCTGTAACTATTCTATCAATATCGACATACATTGTCAACAATTATATAAAAGCAAATGGCGACTTTATCTAAAACTAAATAACAGAAACCGCTTTAACAGCGACTAGGCGTACACAGACCTAGTATAAAAAACTGTTGGTCCTGCAATGTGCCAAGTATATAAAATCATTGCCCCGCATGTATGAGCGCAGATATAAGTACATGTGCTGTATAGGTTATGATAAAGGGCCTATACAGGCGAGACGGCAAAGGCCTATCGTGGTACCGTGTGCAGCGGTTAGGGAGCCATACCCTATAAAATGCACGGCTGGCGGCTACGGGTGCGAAAGCACGGGGGAAAAGCACAGAGCTAGGACGTAGAGGTGTGATGATGTGCAGTATTTGCCAAAACCTATACAGCGACGGCGGGGACTACCGTCTTTACTTTATAGAAAATCCCTTATTTACGCGATTAAGACATACTATATACTTGTCTTTTTCGTGGTAAGGGGTTTCTATGCCTACCAGCTCAAACAGGGACATCAAAAACCATCAAAGCCTGTGGACAAATGCACTATAGTGTATTAATATATACTTATGTAGATACACGCAAGGAGAGTGCAAAAGATGAATCAAGAGAGAAAATATGAAGATACTTTCAAAGTCCTGCCCAAATGGACAGCAGGCAGAAAGCTGCTACTAAAGAAGCTGGAAGCAGCTACACCGCTTAATCGGTTTATAATTAAGAAGATTTACAGCGAATACAGCAAAAAAGGTATCTGGCCTGCTGAACTTGCACGACGTTCCGGTGTAAGATATGGTACGCTGTCCAAGTTTGAAGTAGGCAGAACGGAAACTTTATCGATGAAAAACATCGCTAAAGTTGCTAGTGGCTTAGGAATGACCGTTTCAGAGTTTTTCGAGGGGCTGGAAGACGAGCCGGGATATAGTGAATATATCGACAGGGATAAAAATTCAAAATAAAAGTGTTGACAATGTATATAGGGGGGTATATAATATAGACAAAGAAAGGGGGGAACAATAGACGAGACCCAACAAAAGAATAATAATACAGAAGGTACGAAAAATATTAAGCTGTGATATAGCGGCTGCTATATTTATCCTGTATGGAATATAGCTTGTATATTTATTAGTAAGGTGGATTGAATGAAGAAAAAAGAGATGTTTTTGTTAGCTTGTCTGGCTATCGTCATGCTGGCAGCAGCCGCAGCTGTTATCTCCTTTGGGTGGAGCTACGGCGGGGCATTGGCAGAAGCCATTGTTGAGCGCGATATATGGCGTTCAGGTATGATTGTGAGGTGATGTAAAGTTGCCAATGATAAAACAGTATGACTACGTAAACGCTTACTGCGTGAGCGTGGCCAACCGTGAAGACCTAGAAAGTGTAGTAACATTCGCTTACAACTATAGTGAAGCCAGAGCATTAGCGAAAAAGTTTTTTAAAGAGCGTGACAAAAGTGTAGGATATTCGCTTCTACGAGCGCAAAAAATAATCGGTGACGTTCCGAAAGACCTCAACGGCAAGTTGTGCGCCAGTAAGACAGATGAAGGATATTCGCTTTTAGAAAAAAACGGTTACGCTTTTGAGTGATTAGTTAGGGGGTCAGGGAATGAAGGTATTGGATAATTTAAGAGAGACATTGGGCTATGGTGGCGTTAAACTTCCACCGCTCCAAGAAGTGAAGCCGCAACATCGGCTTGGCAAGTTTGGAGACTATGAAAACGCTTTAGACGACCTTTGCATAAATGCTTTAGAAAATCTTACGCCGGAGCAGCGGGAAATCATCTTCCGCCGTTGCAGCCGAAAAATCAGGAGCTATAGCAAGATGAAACATCTTTGGGCAGTTTTTGGAGTAGGCGGCTTCCACCGGTTTTATATTAAGGACTATGTAGGCGGCGCTGCAATGCTGCTAACTGGCGGCGGCTTCCTGTTCTGGTGGCTTATTGATATGTACTGGGCCAAGAAAAAGCTTAAAGAATACAATTCAGACATTGTTATTCAAGCGTTGGACGACAAAGGTTATATCTAAAAATTGAAAGAGGTGTAGTTATGATTATTACAAGAGAAAATCTAAATGAAGAAGTTTCAAACTTAAACGACGAAATTTTAAATTTAGAGAAAAAATATGGGGTCAACATTATTGCACTGGCACAAGTTGAAAGTTTGGACACAGAAGAAGCAAGTGGCTATTTAGTCATGGCTAACCGTGTAAGTCTCGACAGGTGTGTTAATAGCGTTGTTCAATTAGTGCAGACGGCACAGGAAGGCTTTGGCATTAAACCAGAGATGTTTTTTGCAGAAGCAATCAAAAGAACAGTAACTAATGAAAGGGCTTTTTATGATGAAGAAGTCCCCCCCGAAAATGCGGGTGAGACTTTTAAGAAAATGTTGATAAAAGAGGTCGTAGAAAATGAGCATTGACGAGGCCAGACGGGAAGCGATAATCAATAAGCTTAAAGAGCTTGAAGAATTTTTAGAACCAGAAGGCGCGCATTTTGTTCTACATCTCTTTACTAGCAGAGACGTTACAGAAGAAAGCTACAGCCTGTATAACAACTGTAGCTTGAAAATTCTGGCCATGTCTCAAGCGAGAATTGAAAACTATATTGAACAGCTTGGTAAGATATCGCTAAAACACCATAAGGAAAACGTGGAAATGATGAAGCTTGTGGATAAATTAATTGAAAGCATACAATCTGGCAAAAAACTGTCCACAGAGCTAGAGGGCGACATGGTAGAACTATTGAAGGCTTTAAAAGCCGAACGAAACGACGCAGGCAGCAAGAAAAATTTATATAACTAATTAGGGAAGTGTATAGCAGGCCGCACAAGCGGCCTGCCTTGCTGCAAGAAAGGGGAATAAAAATGACTACTACCAACAGGACCAGCAGAACCAGAAGAAAGAGAAACACCGGAACATTAAATGTCAAGATAAACGCCTGCCAAGAGTGCGGGAACAAAAAGCCCCGGCTTAAAGTTGACAAGAAATTTTTCATCCAGTGTGAAAGCTGTGGCAAGGTTTTATATGGCAGCGTACAAGATGGCATATTGGAGCTTGTTAAAAAGTGGAATGCGAGAAATAGCGGGAAATGATTAATGTCAGGAAGGTTAAGGCGGCAGGCTTATGTGATTGCTGTGATAAGAAAAAGGCAACATATGAAGTGTATTGCCGCATATCTTTAGGAAGTTTTTTTATCCCAAGCACTTACAAAAGCAATCAGATATACCTATGTGAACCATGCCTAAAAAAGCTTTCAGAAAAAATCGCTAAACAGCTACAGAATGAAGGTGATTGAGTGTTTAAGGAAGAAAGAGTTGTTGCAGAAGGTACAGTATTTTTTTCTATTTACGATGGGGATGACCCGGAGAAAAAGCCCATATTAAAGCTGAGTAGTAAGAAAACAGCTAAGGTTATAACAGCGTTACTTAACGCCGACAAAGAGCAGAGATGTAGATTTTCGCTGGCGTGTATGGACGCTGCTAAGAGACTTTATTGTTGTCCAGCCTGTGAAAGTAAGGACGTAGAGAGAGTTATGCTTGCGTGTCATCCGCCTATTATTGATTTAAAGTGTAAAAAATGCGGGTGGCGGTCAAGGTGATTTGCATTTTTTGCCGCTAGTCCTCTGCGAATTGTTTTTGCACAGCTTCCTACGATATAATAAATAAAAAGAATCGTAGGGGGCTTTATTATGGCTGAAACGTGGAATAATATAAGATATGTTTTAGATAGATTTTTCAAGGTCGATATATGGGCATATGCCGTAGTGATATGGACTTTTGGAAACGAGATTTTCGGCCCGAACTTTTGGGGCGTTGTTATATTAGCGCAGCTGATGATAGTCTTTGATACCATACTTAAATGGGTGTACTTGAGTAAAAAGTATATCCATGACACGTATCAGCCGAACGACCCGCTAGAAAACATCAGTCTGCGAAAAGCGATTTGTTATTTTTTCAAAAGCGAAACATGGCAGAAAGGCTACCTAGAAAGCCGGGGCTTTAGCCGCATACTTGAAAAAATGCTGCTTTACAATGCAACAATCATAGTAGCCTTTTATGCCGCCAAAGTCATACCGCCCATACACGCATTAGGTATAAATCTAGTCGCTTCCGACATTCTGCCGGGAAGCGTGTCAATAGTTATTTTTATGGTCGAAATGACCAGTATCAACGAGAATCTAGTTGAGCTGGGCTATAGCAGCATAGCTAACGCAGTCAAGCGTGTGCTTGACTATATGTTGGATAGAGTGTTTCCGAAAAGGGGGAATTGATATGCAGATAAGCCGCGAAGATTGCAAGCTGGTAACGCTGACAGACATTGCAGCAGAAGCTAGAGCGTGTTCAGCGCATACCATAACTGGACACTGGACAGCTGGCAGATACAAACAGTATTTCAATGATTATCACCTACTGATAAATGATGACGGCGAAATATTAATGCCGAATGGCGTTACATTAGATAGCGTACTTGCGCATACCTACGGCCGCAACACCGGAAACATAGGGGTATCAATGTGCTGCTGTCTGGACGCTATCATTTACCGGGACGGCAGCGTCAATTTTGGCAGTGTGCCGCCAACGTTCGCACAGATTGACGCCATGGCAAAAATCGTTGCCGTTATTACCAAATGCGCGCCAAAAATGGCCCCATTCGGCGTGACTGCGAACACCTTCCGGACGCATAGCGAATGGGCCGAAATGGACGGATACGGCCTGTATAGCGGCGACGCTGATATGCGCTGGGACCTGATAAAGCTGGAAGACCTTGGGGCGGACGAATACACGAAGCCCGGCGGCGACGTTATCCGCGGCAAAGCTATCTGGCATACCTTCAATAACTCCGACGTCTATAACCTCTTGCAACCGTGATGAAGAAGAAGGGTGTGTATAACTTGTGGATAGTGTGGATAAAAAAGGCTTTAAGGACTATCTGTATTCTGCTTTGCCTTATCTGCTCACTGCCGCAGTCGGCTTCTGCGTCGGCGCCTACGTCACCGGATGGCGGACGGGTGATAACGATAACGCAGGAAGAATTGACGAGCTTACAGCAGATATTCAGCGAATTGAGCAGCAGCAATCAGCTATCGCAGAAACGTTACAGCGAGCTGTTGGCGCTATCGAACGAGCTGAACAGCATAGTGCAAGCATTGCAGAAGGAATCAGCGAGCTTAAAGACCGAGCTGGAAACATCCAAGCAGGAGCAGCAGAAGGCGTTGGAGCAGCAGAAAGAGACGGCAAGCTTATTGAACAAGGCCAACGAATCATTGCAGAAGTACAACGCCGAAATGAAGAAGCAGCAGCGGCGGCTAAAAGCTGAAAGAAATATTGCTATTGGCGTGGCCACGGCGGCCGTTATCATGGCGGCCTGTAAATAAAATCAAAAGGGAGAATGAAAAAACATGAAAGCATTATCTGTAGAGAACTACCAGACTACCCAAAAAGAAAGCCTGAAAGCTCAAAGCTTGGCTGAATGGTCCGTAAATGCCTGCATGAATTCGGCGGTAACTATCCTTACCAAACCCGACCGGATAACGGCAGAGGAATTAATCAAAGCGCGTGATATGCTGGACAAAGCTATCTTGGCAGCCGTAGAACGTGACGCACTGGCCAAAGTCAATTATAAAATCGCTACCATGATTGTAGATATGCCAGATGAACAGGCTCCAGAACAAGCAGCCGAAATATCTGTTGGCCCGGAATGTGTAGAAGAAGCAGGAGAAGAACCCGTAAAAGAGTGCGAATAATCTAAAGCCCCGGACTTCCGGGGCTTTTTTATGTAAAGTCGAAATAAAACTGTTGACAATATACAGAGGGGGGTGTATAATAAAAGCATAGAAAGGGTGTGAGCTATGGCAAGAAAAACAACAGTATATTTCTACGAAGGGGGCAAAAAGCGAATTATGACAAACGTGTATAAGAAAGAGTTTTACGTTGGCGGCGAAAAGGTCAAAGTTGGCATTTTAAGCACCAATCCAGATGAAACATGGCTTATTAATGAGCTGGATAACATTTTGTGTGAAAAATGCCAGAATATCGACGGTCAACTGATATTGAATAATGAGTTCTTTTCTTTGGCGGTCCGCAAAGTCAGGGAGATTTTAAACTACCAGAACGAAAAAGCAGATAACGAAGAAAACCCGGTGTATTACAAATTTTACAGAGACGGGTACAATGGTGCGATATGGATGGTGTGACAACAGTTATAGTATCTGTGATATTCTCCGCACTGGCGGCACTCGTCACGTGCGTATTGCTGGCAAGATTTGATGTCAACGGTCGCATGGCCACCGCAAAAAACGGCGGCCAGCAATCTAAAGCCGTCGGGCAGAAGCGGGAACGCTATATATTATACATTCCCCGCAAAGGATACTTTTGTTTCATCGAAGAAGATAACCGCCCGACGTTCGCCTTGTCGCGCCGCGACGGCATGATAGAACATTTTGAAAGCATGAAAGAAGCAATGCTGATTGTCAACAGGCTTAAAGCGAAACGATATCAGATTTTAGACGTCAAAGGTAACGTGGTAAAGAAAGGTGGATAACATGGCGGCAGAACCTTTTATCTTATGGGGCGTATCTATAACCGTAAGCATAGCCGCTGCTGTGCTTTACTATAAAGTCAGGGGGCGTTAAAATGCTTACGTTTCTTACAGAAAGGCATATCTGCGTTTATAAGCGCGATATAGATAATGCCTTGGGAAAGTACAGAAAATATATGGTAGGCGAACCGGAGCTGATGAACGGCGCCATAAATGAATTTGTAAATGCACGTTTTTTTATACAGGCATTCCTTGACCTTGGCGAAATTATGGCGGTAGTTTACTATAGGCCTATCGAGCGTTTTAGCCCGTGGACGCCGTGGGACGTCACTGTCTGGGATAAGAACATGAAAATTGTTGCCGGGACAAGCTGCCTTCCTGCCGCCGCCGAAGTAGAGCGGTTTTTGACGGATGCCATAAAAAAATACGGAAGAAGGGTAAACTATGGAGATAAGCGAAAAAGACATTGAGTATTTAAAATACATGGAGCGGACAGACTTGTTTTATCGCGCCATGCCAAAAGATATAACGGACGAGAAAAATCTTATCTATGGCCAGCTGGTACAGTTTGGCAAAAAACTGTATATTGTAAACTACGAAGACTGGAAAAGGCGAGGGGCGACACCCTTCGGAAGTCCTGCCGGGGCAATGGGTATATACTTTGGCGAGTACGCCATTGAAGTAGACCCGCTGACAGTCCAAAGATATACAGGCGTCTATGCAAAGAACTTAAATTCTGCGCGCATTCCGCTGTTTGTCGGAGACTATATAACCCAAAATATCGAAGGGGAAACATGCTTGTTTCGCATTGAGCTAGATTTATTTGAAGGCGTTTTCAAAGCGGCGGCAAAAGTGCGTCTGCCGCTCCCGCGCAAAGAAATCGAAGATGTACTAATCATCGGTAACTACTGGGACGACTATGATAAATGGGAGCGTAGGCTATGGACAGGCGCAAAATGATATATGCTGAATTAAACGGCATTCGTGACGGCAAGAGCTACGGCGTATTTTACAGGTATCTACACAGGCGACTGTGGAACTGGCTCGCCGACACGCACGGACGGAAGTATAAAAAGGACTGGCCAGAATGGGCGATTAATGGCGGCATAGTGCCAATGGCTGAAAGTTACTGCTTTGCCTGTGCCGCCACGGATTCATGCAGTAATTGCCCGATTGATTGGAATTATAGGGATGTAGAAGCCATGCTTCCGGATATGCCATATTGCTATAAAAAACCTAAATTTAGTTTCAACACTTGTGGCTCATGGATTGCGGCTTATACATATACTGCCGGGACATATGACCTTAACCCCGGCTACAGCGAACGTATCGCCAGAGCTATAGCCGAAGCACCGATAAAAAACAGCTATCGCGGGCGCATACTCGAATACGATAGCGACTAAATGGCCTTGAAAGGAACGTTATAAATTGCGGAATTGTTTAGACTGTTTTAGATTACATAGACACGAAGGAGTAGTTTTCTGCCCGTTTTTGGGCCTGTCAGAGTGCATTTTTGGTGCTCACTACATCCCGGCGGACTGCATAAAGCCAAAGCAGGCAGCCCCCCCGCCAACAATACAGACGTGCCCGGTTGTTGAGCAGGACAATGAAAGAAATTACAACGAGTTCAGGGAGCTTGAAAAAAATCCAGAGTATAAGCCATTTAAAATGCGTACTATATACCCTTGGCGGGAATTGCATGACGAAATATTTAATCTTATTCGGGCAGGCATGATTTATAAAGATGTTGCCGCCAAAGTGGGAGTACCGCCAGAGAACCTGAATGGCTACGTTTCCCGGTATAAAGTAAGAAGCTGATAGAAAAAGCACTGTGAGGATTTCTCACAGTGCTTTTGTTTCACGTGAAACATTGCCCGTCAGTCGAGCACGTTTTTATGTCGCTTGAACTTGTTGTACACGTCCCATATGATACTATCTTCGTCATTTTCGACGACTGAAAGAACGAGAACAGAAAACGGATTATCGTTTGTATAGCGCTTATGAATAGTAGTAGTGATGATTTGGCTATCGTTAACGAACGCTACGCCTTCTGCGCTATCTGTGATAGCCTTGTACAGGTTATCGTTGTCAGGTTTAACTATGGGGTAAGCTGCGCGCTGGTCGACCAGCTCCCGAAACTTTTTTGTTCTGGACGCAGGCACGGACAGGAAGCAATATAAATCAGCCCGAAGCGGCGTTTTCTCTTTGAAGAAACCTGCCTTGCTGCATTCTTCTTGTATGCGCAGGGTGCAATATTGGCGGTAGGCCTGCATTTTGTTACTGTAGCGGCCAATACGTCGGCCGCCGTTAGTCCAAAACTGCGCCGCCCTTTCCTGCGGCATGGCGTTGCCGCCGAGAACGATATAAACACAATCGGAATTTTTTAGTTGTTTCATTTGTGGGAACCTTCTTTTTTTAGTATTCTTCTTCCAGTTCTTTCAGCGCCTGCGGATTAAGCTGGATTTCTTTTTCTAGTAAGTGGTCAACGGTTACGTTAAAAACGCGGGCCAGCAGCATAATATAATAGACGTTGGTTTTTAAAAGTGACCTTTCCCCGCGTTCGTAGCGGTCAAGTGTCGTGGGACTGATACCGGTCAAGTCATTTAGTTCCGTGCGGCTATAGCCGTATAACTCCCGGTAAAAGGCTATAACGCTGCGGCACTTGGTCAGGCGTTTCGGCTCAATGGTGATATCATATTCCCGCAGCATTTCGGGGATATCGTCGACATTGTTGTCCGTGACAGTCAGTGTGCAGTTTTGGCGGTTGGTAATAGTCACCAGAACGTTATAGCTGTTGTTTGATACGTTCAGGCGGTTAGAATGGGGGATAAATGTAAGCTGCTCGTTGATACGGTTCATCAGGCGCGGTATGGGCATATAAAGAGTATCAACTAATGAGTGCGTAAATTCACTTGCTTCGGCAAAGTCCTTGCAGGTGTAGAGCTTGTATACCATACTTCCGTCAGGACGATTAGTAACGACGACGCTACATCTTGACCCAACATTCAGCAGGTAAGCCCTACAGGGCGGAAAATCCGCCTTTCTGACGCCTTTTATAACGTCGGCGCAGGTGTTATAGCCTATGCAAGCTGAAAAGTCTGACATGGCGGCTAATTGGTCCGCTATAGTCTGGCTATCGGATAGACCGAGCAGGTCGCGCAATTCTCCCGGCTCATATGTTTTACAGTTCATTTTTATCCCCCCCGGTGCTATCTTCTTCAAGGCCCTTGAACGGATTGAACGAAAAAGCTATCTGGCAGCGGTTTACCTGCGTATAATCGTCGAGAAACTTCATTTTCCAGCCGAGGTACAGGCGGACCCGGAACCAAGGGCAGTATTGCTTGCAGTAGTAGAAGGACCACGGGGCGAGAAAGCCGGGAACATAGCTAAACCATTGTTCGTTGTTTAGTTCCTTGATTTTTCGCAACACTTTAACCTTTGAAAAGTCTACCGCCCGGCCGGTGACATAGTAGCCAAAACCGTAGGCATTGTTGCGCATAAGCCACAGCAGGCGGCAGAAATAGCGCTGCACACGTTCTTTTGTGGTGAAGTCGTTATACCAGAGCTGTACGAAGCCGGGACGCATATAGCCGTCGCCTTTCATTTCGTAATGATAAATATAATGACTGTCGAAGTCATAACGCAGGAACTTCGGGACGACTTCGAGCACCTGCCAGCGGATATCAAGGGGATTATCGTAGGTTTGCCACAGCTTGAATACTTTAGGCAGCTGCCCTTTTTCATCAGCAAAAATGACGACAAACCAGTTAGTTAAATAACATAGCACGGTAAAAATCAGGTCAAGGCACACATACAAAAGCCAACTCATTACAAACACCGCCTTCTAAAAGTTATATAACAATATTATACCATGTATATAGTTAGAATATTCATAATATCTACTCTTGTGTTATAATGTAACAAATAGACAGATGTTTCACGTGAAACAATAAAGTGGGGTGAAGATGTTGAGAAAGAAAAAGGAAGCGCAGCAGATAACGCCGGAAGCCATAGCGGCCGAGCTGGAAAAAGTAAACCTTGACGCTTCGACGCCGGAAGAAGAAAACAACTTCTGGGAAAAATATGAGGAGCAGCAAGAAAAGATAGAAAAGCAGCATAGGGGGCGCGTACGTGTCTCCCAAGAGGATACCAAAAAAGGCGGCTCACCTAAAGAGGATATAGCGACGGTAACCAAAATCAGACCGGGGTACGTGCGCGTAGCGTCCGACCAAGAAAAGAAATTCTGCCGTGAGTACATGAAGACCTTCAATGCGAAAAAAAGCGCGCTGGCGGCAGGCTATGGCGACACATACGCGGCTAAACGGGCGTATATGATACTGCGGCGCCCGTGGGTACAGACGTATCTTAATGAGCTTCGCGAAAAAATCGAAACGGAAGAAATCGCCGATGCAAACGAGACCTTGTTAAATCTTACCAGACAAATGCGCGGCGAGCTTGTCGAGACTATCGAGACACTAAACTATGCCGCCAGAGGTAAAGGACCAGATAAAGAATACGTTTTAATAGGTAAGACCGTGCAGCGCCTTAGCTTGCACAGAGCAGGCACGGAAGGAATGGCCAGATATCATAAGCTGTTTAATGAAAAGGCTGTGAACGTCAATATCACGCCGCAGATAGTCGTTGATATTCCGGGGGCGCTTCCGGCGGCAGAGAGCGTACCTATCCAGCCGACCATGAGCGAGGAAGAAATGGAGCGCAGAGCTGCGGAACTGGCAGAGCAAATGGGAGTGACGGGAGAAGATGAATTATCAGAACCAGAACCAGACACCGGAGACAAGGCTTAAACAGATAAAGCTGACTGACTGTATAGGTCCTGCATTTTATGGCCTGTACCACGCAGTAATGCAGCACGCATATACATATTACTGGCTATGCGGCGGCCGTGGCAGTTTCAAGTCGTCGTTTACCGCCATAGTGGCAATACTGCTGCTCATAAATAATCCTGCGGCGCATGTAGCTGTTATCCGGAAAAGAGATAACACGCTTAGAAAAACGGTCTATGAACAAATGCTATGGGCTATAGAAAAGCTGGGACTTACTGAATTTTTCATCGCCAGACTGTCGCCGCTTGAAATCATCTATAAGCCCACTGGCCAGAAGATTAACTTTTTCGGACTTAGCGACAGCAACACCTTGAAGTCGATTAAGGTATCCAATGGCTACTATTCCGTACTGTGGTTTGAAGAACTGGCAGAATATGACGGCATAGAAGAAGTAGACAACGCCCGTTTATCGTTCATGCGTGGCGGAGATAAATTCTGGGTGTTCTATACCTACAACCCGCCGCAGTCGTTAAGTAGCTGGGTAAACGTCGAGACGCAGAAAAAGACCCCTGAAAAGATAGTACACAAGAGTAACTACCTGTATGGCCCGGCCGAATGGGTAGGGCCGATGATAGTAACGGAAGCAGAAACGCTGCGTAAGTTTTCACCCCGCAGGTGGCGGCATGTGTTTTTAGGCGACGTTACCGGGACTGGCGGCGAGGTATTTAATAACTTGGTCCTGCGTGAGATAACGGACGAAGAAATCAAGAGTTTTGGCAACATCAAACGCGGCCTTGATTTTGGTTTTGCTAATGACCCGCTGGCGTATATGACCGGCAACCTAGACGCAGCACGGCGAACGTTATACATATACAACGAATATTATCAGGTGCAGTGTCCGCTGTGGACGCTTGCAGACCACATAAGAGAAGAAAACCCGGGAAATGAGCTTATAATATCAGATGTAGAGCCCCGAAGCGTGCACACGCTTAGAAGCTATGGTATAAATGTGAGACCGGCCAAAAAGGGACCCGGAAGCCGTGAGGCTGGATACGACTATTTAAGCAAAGAGCTACTGCGAATAGTCATAGACCCTAACCGCTGCCCGAATGCTGCCCGTGAGTTTGCTAACTACGAACTAAAAAAAGACAAAAACGGGAACTTTATAGCGACGTATCCCGACGGCAACGACCACACTATAGACGCTGTAAACTACTTATGCCAGAACAAGGGCGCTTTGCGAATTTCATAATCAGGGGGTATTACAAAGTGAAAAAGAAGCAGTTTAAACCGCTTAATATCCGCAGTACGGAGCTTTTAAACAGAAGTAGGGTAATAAGTCCTATGTCTGTAAATGAGACGCACAGAAAGGCGCTGAACGTCATTAATAGCGGTAACAACAATAACATCTTTATTGAACCGCGACTGGAAGACGTACAGACCATGTTCGGTATCCCGGAGACTATGGGGAATCCGGACGCAAACGCACAAGCCGCCAACGATGAAGCTATTAGCGCCTGCCACAGCTTGATACTTCACACCATGCGGGTGTTGGGTGATAACGTCTATCCGCAGTTTCTTGGCTATGGCTATTTAACGGCGCTGACCCAGAACCCACTTATTCGGACAGGCGTAGAGATGATAGCTTCTGAAATGACCGAAAAAGGCTGGAAACTCACCACAGAAAAAGAAGAAAGCCGGGAGAAGATTAAATTTCTTGAATCGGAATTAAACCGCCTGAACGTCAAAGATATGTTTTATAAAGCTATCTGTAACAATGGCTATATGGGCGGCTGCCTTGTAGGAATGGACTACGAAGGGGAAAGACCAGAAGACTTAGTAAACGCGATACCGCTTACCGCCGATGGCCTTCTAGGTAAGAAAATCAAAGGCCTGCGCCTGCTGGAAGCCTTCAATATCTCGCCGGGGGAATATGATTCTACTAACCCAATGAGCCAGAATTACTACAATCCGCAGACATGGTTTGTCATGGGCGTACCTATTCACCGCAGCAGGGTATTATACTTTTCGCAAAACGAGCTGCCTACGCTGCTGAAACCTGCTTATAACTTTTTCGGTATTCCACTTGCGCAAACCGTCTTAGACGTAGTTTCTCACTTTACCGAGTGCCGGGAAGCAGAAGCACGTTTGCTTACTAAATTCAGTTTGACCATATTCAAAACAAACCTCAATGCACAAATTCTTTCCGGTGCTGATTGGGCGTCTATAGACCGCCGTTTAAATCATTTTGCCAAAAATCGTAACAATGACGGCGTGCTCCTTATCGACAAGGAAGAGGAAGAAGTAGACGTTAAAATCACAGCTTTATCAGGCGTGCGTGAAATCGTATCGCAGGCAATGGAGTTTGTAGCGGCTATGTTTCAGGAGCCAGCAACTAAACTGTGGGGTATCGCCCCGCAGGGCATGAACGCTACAGGGGAAAGCGACCTTGAAAACCATTACAAGCACATCAGCAGCCAGCAGGAAAGGCAGCTTAGAAAACCGCTTGAACGGTTGGTAAAGATACTGCAACTCATTGAATATGGCGAAATTGATGAAAGTATCAGCGTCGAATTTAACCCACTCTCTGAAAAGAGTGAGGAAACAATGGCTACACTTCGACGCACTCAAGCCGAAACTGATAACCTCTATATAGCTATGGGAGCATTGGCACCAGAGGAAGTACGCGAGGAGCTTAAAACGCGTAATAATAGCCCTTACAATCATTTTATGGCTAACTTTGATGTAGAAGACACAGAAGAACCAAGCGCAGACTATAGCGAGATAATGGAGCTGCTAAAACCCGAAACGCCGCCAGAGAAGAGCAGTCAGGGGTGAGTAAATGGCCAGACGCAGAAGGACCAGACGAGGGCAGACCTTCCTGCCGCCACACGTCTTTAATGCAGGCATACAGCAAAGCTATGCCCGCGAGATACGCCGCATTATCCGCCCCATGATGAAAACAGCTATCCCCTATGTCTTGAAGAATTACAAGAAGTTTCTCAAGGGCGACCAGCTGGCGTATGATATCACCATTGAGGGGCAAGAGGTAAACCTTGACGAGCTTCTGGCGGTACTGCGGCGGAAATTCCACCAGTACATTATGGACTTCAATCGGGAGCGGGCAGAACGGGCGGCTGTACGCTTTATCAACAAGATTGATAAAACCAACAGGGCGGCTTTAATGGCGGAACTAAAAAGGGTAGGCGTGGCGATTAAATTCACGGTAACACCAGCTTATGAACGCATACTAGAAGAAGCTGCCGAACGGAATGTAAACCTTATCAGGACCATTGCCCCGTCATTTTTTGATAAAATCATCAAAAGCGTGTATGAAAGCGCCAAACGTGGCCGGGATATGGCAAGCCTTTATCAAACGCTGCTAGACATTGAAGGTGTTACAGAGCGTAAGGCGCAGCTGATTGCAATGGACCAGACGAACAAGGCCACGCAGGAGCTAGAACTTGCCCAATCCCGGGAGCTGGGTATAAAAACTGGCACATGGGTACATATTCCGGGCGAGAAAACGAGCCGTAAATCACATGAGGAGATGGACGGCAAAGAATTCGACTTGGACGAGGGATTGTTTGACTATGAGGTAGGCAAAAAAGTGAAACCGGGCGAGCTTCCCTACTGCCGCTGCACTTACAGACCAAACATCAGCGAACTGCTCGAAACCTAGTAAATACGTACTACAGGACTTTGAATATACACTTTTCTGCTATAATAAGGGAGAAAAGTATTGAATTTACACGTACTGTAGCAGAAAGCAAATGTAGATTTGAGGTAGACCCACCCCCCGGGGATAGGATTTACACCGTTTAAACTGTGTGCATAATTTGCGGATAAAATGCCGTGAAAAGCCGTACAAATACCTCAAAATTATTCATGCAAGTTAAGAGGTGATAAAGTGGAAAAAGATAACAATTTGACCTTCGACGCTGCCCCGTCAGCCCGAAGGATAGATGATAACGGATATCTGCACGTATCAGCCTGCCCGATATCCAAAGCCTGTATCAATCCTTATTATGGCCGGGAGATACCCGGAGCCGCCGAACTGGGACTTAACCCCACGGGGATATACTACGGATACCGTGACCCGGACGAGCTAGCCAAAGCGGCCGAGACTTTCAACGGCCTGCCGCTGCTGCTTGAACACCACTTTGACAGCGCAGACGAGCCGCAGAAAGAGCACCGTGTAGGAGCTACCGGGACAGACACCACGTTTGACGCTCCGTATTTGCGAAACACAATATCAGTGCAGGACGCTGACGCGATTGGAAAAATCGAGCGTGGAGAGTTCAAGGAGCTTTCATGCAGCTACCGTTACACGCCTGACTTCACACCGGGCGAGGTTGACGGCGTAGCGTATGACTTTATAATGAGAGATATCAAGGGTAACCACGTTGCCCTTGTGCCACGTGGCCGAGCTGGTTCCGACGTGGCTGTTGCCGATAGTATGCCCGCTGGGCTAGCTATAAACAATACCCCGAAAGGAGAGTTAAAAGAAATGGCAAAATTTAGAATTACCGAGCCAGTGCAGCGCTTTAAACAACGCCGCGCAAAAGCTTTGCACTCTGTTCTTGCAGCTGACGCTGATTTAGGAATTGAAAAGAGTGAGACCGAATTGGGCAACTTACTCAAAGCAATTCAAGTGGTCGAAGCGCAAGTAGAGGGCGGATATTCTCCCCGCGATGTTGGTGTTGATATCGACGAAAACGCAACCGTTGACGAAATCACCGACAAGCTTTTCCCCGGCTTGGAAGCTGCCGCTAAAGACAAAATCCGTGCTTTCCTGCTTAGCTTGAAAGGCACCAAAGCAGAGGACGAAGCCGCAGAAGCTGTAACCAAACCTGCCGCCAAAGACGACGAGGGCAAAATGACCTTTGCAAAAGGCGTCAAATATGGTGAAGAGCTGGAAAAGAAACCCGGTGAACGCGAAAAGCTGGATAAAGAACATGAAAGCAAAGGCATGAAAAAAGCCTTAGGCGAAGACGACGAGCTTTCTGAAAAAATGAAAGACCCTGCTTTCAGAGCAGCGTTTGAAATGGGCGTTAAATACGGCGAGAAACGCGAAAAAGCTGACCCGAAACGCATCGACCGCGACCACGAACGCGAGGGCGAAGAAAGGTACTTGGCCGAAGACGCACTGCCAAGCATTTTGGCGGCAGAACGTAAAAAAATCGAGGCAAGTTTCCGCGAACGCAACGCCGCCGCTGAAACCTGTCAGGCATTCTTAGGCCGCAAAGTTGACCCGCTGGCTTATGACAGTGCTGATGATATCTACGCCGCTGCACTTAAAGCAGAAGGCTTCAATGTTTCCGAGTATGCACCTACCGCCTATAAAGGCATGGTTGACGCACTGCGCAGAAGCAAACAAACTGAAAAATGGGGCGCTGGCCGCGTTGCTATGGATTCCGCAGTCTCCGTACCGGACTACCTGCAAGGCTTAAATAAAATCAGCGTTCGATAAGAAAGGAGCGTAAAAAAATGGCGTTTCAAAAAACTGTAAACACTTACCCCGGAATTGGTATTCCGGGCGCATATGCAGCAATTAACCCTATCGTATCTACCGCCAAAGGCTATGTTGCTAGCGCTGCATGCAACATCGGCGGCTTCGTATGGGCTGACGCAGGTAAAGAAGGCTGCGTTAAACCTACCGGCACTGGCCGCCCTCTGGGCTTTGCAGTGCGCGAAATCACTAATCCGCTGGGAATTGACGTAGAAGCTTCTAATGTTGTTCCTGTTGGTTATCCTGTATCTGTAGAGGTAAAAGGCGATTTCTTTGCTGTCACCACTACTACCGCAACTGTCGGCCAGAAAGTATTTGCCGTTTTGGCAGACGGCACTATCAAAACCGGAGCTGCGCAAGAAACCGTTGAAGGTGCCGTAGAAACTGACTTTGAAGTAATTCAAGCCGGTGCTGCTAACGACGTAATTATCATCTCAAATTGGCGTGGGGCTGTTGTTCCTGCCAGCACTTCTAGCGGTTCCTGATTTGGACCGTAAGTATAAAAAGAAAGGGGAACAGTAAAATGCCAATGAACATTGACCAACAAGTAGCACTTATGCGCGAAAAAGGTTTCGTTTTTGACGACCACTATAAAATTCGTGGCATTATGGCTAACGACGCTGACATTGAGCGTTTGGCTTATGACGCCGCAATGGTAACCGAACCGAACAGCGGTGTACCTGTAGAATTTACATCTTATCTTGACCCGCGTGTTATTGAGATTCTGACCGGGCCTCGCAACTCCCGCGAGATTTTCGCAGAGGTTAAAAAAGGCGACTGGACTACATCCTATGCACGTTTTGAAGTCGACGAAATCACCGGAGCTGTAGAAGCTTACACCGACTACGGCAATGCTGGAATGGCTGACGTCAATCCGACTTATCCGGTGCGTCAACAATACGTATTTCAAACCAACATCCGCTATGGCGACCGTGAACTAGACTATGCAGCTAAAGCACGTTTGCAATTAGCAGCACGGAAACAACGCGCCGCAGCTACCACTATCGACATTGCTCAAAACAAATACAATTTGCTGGGCGTAGAGAACATGGAAATCTACGGCCTGCTGAACGAGCCTAACCGTCCGGCTGCTATCACTCCGGGAACTGGTGCAGGCGGTAACACTTGGAAGCTCAAAACTACTAAAGAAATTTACGCAGACTATCTGTTGTTGTTCCAGAACTTGGCTAAAAATTCTTTAGGCCATATCCGCAACGACAGCGATTTGATTCTCGTAACTTCTCCTTCCGCTGCTGTTGAGCTGGGTAAAGCAACTGACTTCAACGTATCTGTTATGGACATGATTAAACGCTATACCCCGAACATCAAATTTGCTCAACTGCCGGAACTGGAAAACTCCTCTAGCAGCACTGTGCTTCTCATTTGCCGTAGCATTAACGGCGAGCCTACAGGTGAATTCGGTTTCTCCGAAAAAATGCGCGCAATGCGCTTAGTGCCTGAAACTTCTAGCTTCAAACAGAAATTTGTCGGCACTTCCTACGGCTGCATTTTATACAGACCGTTTGCCGTTGCTACAATGACTGGTGTATAATTTAGGGTAAAGGGAGATAAGAAAAATGGCGAGACTGACGAAGAAAAAAACCGAAGCTGCGCAAGCAGCAGAAGTAGCTACCGAAAACAAAGAAACCTTAGCAGCAGAAGCGGCGACCTCTGCCGCCGCCGAAGCTGTGAAAGCCACGGAAGAAGCAGCAGAGCCTACACCGTATGAAGCGGCGCTTAAAGAAGCCGAAAAGCAGGCGGAAGAAGCAGCCAAAGCGGCGGAAGAAAAGAAGGTCAAAGCACAGTCTATCAATAGCGCTAACCGCGCTGTTATTGATACCACTGATACCGTGACCTTATGTCTTAACTATCCGCAGGACTTGGAACTTGCTATCCCGACTTCTAAAGGCACTATTGAACGCATTATCCTTAACGGGAACAATGCCTACTTACGGGGCAAAGAAAAGGGCATTAACCCTGTCGGCGCTTATGGCGTAACTCCTAACGTCCCCCGTGCAGCTTGGGAATGGTTCTGCAAAAACTATCCGGAATTTTGGCTAATCAAAGAACATTTGCTGTTCTGCGCTACTAAAGACGACAAGTATAGCGTCGAAGCAGAAACAGACGAGCGCAAAGCGCTTAGAAATGGCTTTGAGCCTGCTGCCAAAATGGCAGGGCCAGAAGGCAGAGAAGGTTCAGTTACCCCGGTAGAATAAGGGGGATACTACTATGTCTAGAGAAGACAACATTGTTGAATTCGACCTCGAAGACTTTAAAACAAAGTATCCGTTCATCACTTTGCCGGACGCGCAAATTGAAAACAATTTCAACACCGCCACTTATTTAATCAACAATGGTCCCGCTTCAGCAGTCCAAGACTACGTCGAGCGGGCAAAGCTCCTTGAACTGATGACCTGTCATTTATCCGAATTGCAAATGCGCGGCCCGCTGGCAGTAGGCAACGTGGCAAGTGCGACGGAAGGTAAAGTGTCCGTTTCGTATGCCGTACTGGCGAAGCCCAACTGGTACACGCAAACGCAATGCGGCTTCCTTCTTTGGCAGCTTATGCAAAAATATATCAGCGGGGGCCGTTGGTACAATGGGCTTTCATGTTGAGCTAAAGGCGGGCGGCGGTAGCGGGGAATTGCTGGGCAACTTTAAAAGAGTTGTCGGCCAATTGGCAAAGCAAAACCCGCAGCTAGAAATAGGCTTTCCAGAGGGGTCAACGTACCCGGACGGGAAAAGTGTAGCGTACATCGCTTACATTCAAAATGTGGGTCTTGGCGGCGTTCCAGAACGGCCTTTTATGCAAAAGACCGTCGAGGAAAAAGGCAAGGACTGGCTGGGCTTCCTTGAAAGAATTTTCAAGGGGCACATTATCGAGCAGGACATATTTGTTCGAGCCTTGCGGGCACTTGGACCGTCAGCGCGTACCGATTTGCAGATGACTATTCGCAACTGGCCGCCGGGAGAGCCCCGGCTTAACAAGCCTGCTACGATAGCGGCTAAACGCCGGAAGATGAAAAACGGGAAGTCTTTAGGGGTAAGTAACCCGGAACGGGCACTTATTGACACTTCAACAATGATTAATGCTGTTAGCTGGCAGATTGCCAACGAAAAATAAAGGGGAGAATAGCAGATGTTAGGGATGAATTTACATGCTATAGTGAGAGGTTCAATAACGTCGGTACACCCGGACGAGACAGTTACTCTTTATCAGTCTGACGGGCAGGCTGTGGCGTATGGGAGAGTGACGCCGTACTATAAAGAGCCAATCACGATTGCAGCGCAGATTCAGCCGAACGCTGAAAACTCCCTTGACCATAGCGAAAACGTGCCCGATATGCCGCATACAGAGCAGATGTTTGTTGACAGTAGTCAACCGTTGCCCGTAGACGGTATATCGCGGGTGCCGCTATGTAGGACAGGTGATATCATCCAGCGCGAAGATGGGACCTACTGGCACATCTCCAAAGTGCTTGAAGACTGGTCAGCTCATGCAGGGTGGGCGAATTTTGAAATCACCCAACTTGTGACGCCGCCGGTACTACAGACACGGCCAGCGCCGGAGCCAGAGCCTGACCCGGAAGAACCCGACGAAGGCGAGGGAAACTAAATGCCTGTATCTGATGTAGAAAAAAAAATAAACGTCGCAGTTACCGAGTTTCTGTTAAAGTACATGCGGCCGACGCTTGACCCGCAGCGCGTGTTTGAGGGTAACCAGAACAACATGGCGCTACCCGGCGATGAACGGGAGCACACATTGTTTTACTTGAGCCAGACGCGCCGTATAGGGACAAACACAGGTGAAAGCCAAGTTACCCCGGAAGGTAATGTTATCACGGCCACTTTACGGGAATACGTTGTAACTGTTGATTTTTGCGACACCGATATCGACCGTTCACGGAGCAGGGCCGAAGGATTAGAAACCTTGAGCCGTAGCGCCTATGCGGCCGATTTTTTTCATAATAACTATGACATTGGCCTTTTGTACGCTGAAAACATGGTGTATCTGCCTTACGTAGACGACACTAATCAGTTTATCAACCGCTTCCAAGTCAAACTGCACCTGTCTATGTGGTCAACATATTCTATCGAAGTCGAATACTTCGAGCGGGCAAGTGTGACAAGGCTGGAAAATGTTGACGTACATCACCCGCCAACAAACTAATTAAAGGGGGTATCTAAAAAATGGCTATTCCTGCAAGTAGACTTGTAAACATCACGCCAAGAGTTATTTCATCTGGTTCTACAGAGTTAGAGCTTGCTGGCGTTCTGCTTAC